GGCTACGGCGACGACAACCCGAACGCCGTTGTCGCCCCCGATCACAATCGCGACCCGCAAGATGTCGTGACCGCCGCGATCGACAACAACGCCGACATCGGCGTGGTGATCGACATGAACGGAACCAAGGCCGATCACCGGGGCGACAACCTGGAGGAGAACGAGAGGGCGCAGGGGATCCTCGACGCCACACAGGGAGGTGACCCCGAGGCCGACTGGATCGGCGACCGCCTGGGCTCCGACGCGACCAACCTGACGCGCTCGGTCTACCTGAGCCCGCCGCTCGACTTCAAGGACCCGCCTGACCTGGAGCAGTCGGAGCCGCCGCCGGATCCGGTGGTTGTGCCAGCTCCCGAGACCGGGCTCCTGCGCGCAACGTCCGAAGAGCAGTAGAGACGAGCCCCGGCAACGGGGCTCTTCTCCCCCACGCCCCCGAAGGGAGGCAGCCGCATGGCCGAGAGCATCGGATACCAGGACGGCATCACCGCGTTCTTCGACTGGTACCGCAAGCAGCCGAACGTGCCGAAGCGCGGCCCCGGCTACAACCCCGACGACCTCTCCACATGGCCGTGGGTGGACAAGATGGAGCGCACCCTGCGGATCTTGAAGGACGACCATGACGCGGCGGTGGTCACCCCCCCTCCCAGCGGGGGCGGCGGCAGTGAACCACCCCCGGCCCAGACTTACAAGAAGGTCGCACCACGGGTGGCCTACAAGGCTGGCGGCTCCGACGCCCGCTACTGCCTGCGCGACTTTCCCAGCCTCGCAGACGACGTGGCCCACTACGACGAGAACGGTCTCTGCTCGGACGGGAGGCGCTCCAACGGCTCACCGGCCGACTGTCCGACCTCGGCGCTGGAGATCGACGGGCGCGACTACTGCTCGCTGCCGACCCAGGGCGACCCAACCAAGAACACCGGAAGCTGGCTGATCTGATGCCTGACCCTGGCGCACACAAGCGCACCCTTTACCCGCCCTCCTCCAAGAAGGGGCCCGTTGACAACGGCGACGACGTGATCGCGGTGAAGCGGGCGATCTCCCGCGCGGGCTTCCTCAAGTGGTCGGACTTCGATGGCGTCTACGGGGAGACGATCGCCGACTCGGTTGCCAAGTTCCAGAAGTCGGTGGGGATGGACATCTCGGGCTTCTACGGGGACGCCACCCACACCAAGCTCAAGGCGACGAAGGTGCCCAAGGGGGCAACCCACGCCGGGGAGGACGTGTTCGATCAGACCGCCGCCAACCTCTACAAGGGCTACTCGACGGGGGGCGGCAAGACGAACGCAGAGAAGGTGCAGGCCAAGCTGACCGAGTTCTGCGAGAAGGCCATCGCCGAGCCGGACTGGTACTACAGCCAGAACCGGGCCGTCGATGTCAGCGTCAACCCGAACGGGCCGACGACCTCAGACTGCTCGGGCAGCACCGTGCAGGCCTTCCACTTTGCGAAGCGTGAGACGGGCCTGAACGTCCCCGACCCGGCCATGCAGGGCTGGAGCGGATACGGCAACACCAACTACTACGAGGACGACCACCCCACGGTCGGTGCCCCGTACAAGATCGGCGACCTGGCGCACTATGACGGCCACGTCTGCCTCTGTTACCACCCCGGTAACGCCGAGACGGCCGACTGGTTCTCGTTCGGCTCGGAGCCGCCGTCGAAGCGCAAGCTCTACTACCGCGACGACTTCCGCAAGGTCGTGCGTCCGCCGCTGGTGAAGTCGTGAACCCCGCCGACCGCGCCATCTACTGGTTCCTCATCCATGCCATCCCCAGGCGCTGGCACCAGTGGTTCCCGCACTGGCTCAAGGTGCTGCTCAACCACTGGATGAAGCACCGGGGCGACCCCGGCGACCGCCCGTGATCGGAGGCTGATGACCCGCAAGCAGATCGTGGATCGCGTCTGTGCGACGGCCGGGCTCCAGGACATCGAGCCCCTCAACGAGCGAACGCTCGTGGAGGATTGGGTCTACGAGGGGACGCTCGACATGCTGGCCCGCACCCGCTGCGTCGCCCGCTGCGTTCACCTGGCCGTCTCCCCCAACGTCTCCACCTACACGCTCGCCCACTCGCTACTCGCGCTCGTGGACGTGGAGAACGGGGCTCGCCGACGCCGCCGCGACGACGACGACCGGGGCTTCACGCTGATCCGCTCGGACGTGCTGCGTGTCTCCCCCACCCCCACCGAGGCGGGGGAGCTGGATGTGTGGGCGGTGCTGCGCCCCAGCCGGATGACGATGGACACAGACAGCCTCGGTGACGAGGCCTTCGGCGCGATCCCGGACGAGTTCCAGGACGCGATCGAGCTGTACGCGCAGTGGCACGCGAGCGACTACTCGCACGAGGGGAACACCCAGCGCGGCGAGCGCTACCGGATGCTCTACGAGGGGCAGGACGGACGCTCGGGCAGGCTGGCCGTGATCCGCTCCCAGGTCAACAAGCGCGGCACCGCGCTGGCGCCGCGTCGCAGGGTCGTCGTCCGCCGAGGGGTCTCGCCCCGCTCGGCCTGGGTGGACTGATGGCCCAGCCCGTCTCGCTGATCGAGGGCTCCAAGGCCTTCGCCCGCGACTTCGCCCGCGACCGGATGCCACGCGGCTACCTGTGGGACATGGCCGATTGGGTGCCGAACCTGCTCGACTCCGAGTTGACCTCCAGGGGCGGCTGGACGTGGGGCTCCGCTGACCTCGGCACCACCGTCGTCGCCGGGAAATACGTCCCCTACAAGGCGGGCGACAAGCTCTTCGTCATCGGGGCCAACGGCCAGCTCTACGACGTGGCGCTCGCCGCGCCGAACGCCGGGACGGCCGTGGGCGCGATCCCGATCCCCGCCCAGAACCCGGTGATGCAGCGCGACTGGCTGTTCTCGCTCGACCAATCACAGGCGAGCGCGCCCGTCGTCATCACCTACACGGGCGGGGCGCCCACGATCACCACGATGAGCGACGCGACCGCGCCGAAGGCCCGCTACGGCGGCGTCTACAAGGACCGGCTGGTGGTCGGGAACCTCCCCGGCGAGGAACAGCAGATCCGCTTCTCCTACCCCGGCTTCATCTTGAAGGACGACCCCAACACCGGGAACCCGGTGACGATGAAGTGGGACGCCAACTCGTTCATCAACAGCTCGCTCGCGATCACCGGGCTCGGGGTGATGCGCGCGATGATCCTCGTCTTCCACGCGGGCTCCGTCGAGCGGATCCGAGGCTCGATTCCTCCCGGCACGGACATCGCCTCGGACATGTTCCTGGAGAGCCTCTTCGACCGGGCCGGGTGCACCGACGCCCGCTCGATCGCCTACTGGAACGACAACTGCATCTTCGCCGACGAGCGCGGCATCCACCTGACGGACGGCTCGATCGTCCGCAACCTGATCTCGCAGGCCGGGCTCCTCTACTTCTGGCGGACGCTCTACCGCAACAAGCTCTCGATCGCCGCCGAGACCTATCTCGACTACTACGTCATCACCGTGCGCCGCACCGATGGGATCGCGGTCACCCTGGTGGTCGATCTCAACCGGCGCACCGTCTTCCGCTTCACCAACGTGGACGCGACCTGTTACATCCAGGCGGTCGGAGCGCAGGAGAAGCTCTGGTTCGGCCGGGGCAGCGCCAACCGCCTCGGCGAGCTGTCCTCCTGCTTCTTCCCGGTCTTCACCAGCACCGCCAACGCCGACGCGGACGGCACCGCCGTGCTGCCCAGCTTTGAGACGGCCTGGTTCCGCATGGGCGAGGAGGGGCGCAAGCGGATCCGCCACGCCTACATGTCCTACGACGTGCGCGCGCCGGGGACAGCGGTCGCCGCTCAGTGGCGCGACGAGCCAGACCTCCAGGACCCGCACGCAGAGGAGCCCAAGGGGAACCGGACGATGGTCGGGCTCACCGCGACGGGCACCCCGATCGTCTCGCTCGACTACATCGAGAGCCCGCAGGACACGAGCTGGACGAACGCGGGGAGCCTCCAGCCCACTACCGCCTACCGCCGCCAGCGGCTGCCAGTCGGCAAGCAGCCCTACGGGATGGCCTTCCGCTTCCAGCAGCTCGTCCCCTCGGCGGTCACCCGCATCTTCGACCTCGGGATCGAGCACTGGGAGAGTGAGCGCAGCAGGCTGTGAGCAGCATCGTCCAGGATGCCGTCGCCGGACTCGGACGCGGCGGCGAGGGCCCGGTCGATGAGCGCCCGCTGACAGACCAGGAGCGCCAGATGGTCGCCCGTCTGCTCTCCGATCCCTTCGCTTTCCCGCAGACCTTCAAGACCTGGCTCGTCTCCTTCTTGGAGTCGAGCGACCTGACGCTGCCGATCAGCTCGATCCAGGGGCTCGGCTCCACACTCGGGATCGGGGGCGGTGGCAACACGAGCTTCATCCAGGGCCTGCTCCCGGCCGGGACGATCCTCGGCTGGGGCTCGGGCCGCACCCCCGCAGGATGTCTGCGCTGCGACGGCACCGCCTACTCCCGCTCGGCCTACTCGCGCCTCTTCACCGAGATCGGAACAAGCTGGGGCGAGGGCGACGGCGTGACGAGCTTCAACGTCCCCGACCTTCGTCGTCGCTTCCCGCTCGGGGCGGGCGCATCGGGCTTCGGGATGGGTGCCAACGAGGGCCGCGCGGAGAACGACCGCTCCCCGTACCACCACCATTACTTCTACGGCTCGGGCTACGGCGGCTTCTCGGGATACACGGACGGTGCAGGCGGGCACGGCCACTCACTCGGCGGCACCACCGTGAAGGCGATCAACAACGCCGATGGGCTGCTGGCGATTCCAGCGACCAGTGGCGGCGGCTCGTTCTACACCGATGGAGTGGGCGACCACGGCCACGGCTTCTCGGGCGGCGTCTCGATTGCCGTCGATGGAAACACGACCGGCGGCGGCGACCAGGACGTTCCTGCCTTCGTCGCGATCCAGTTCATCATCACCACCTAGGGAGGGGCCATGCCGTTCTCCACCACGAGCAAGAAGAAGACGGACTACCAGTGGGGGTGGAAGCCGTGGACGGGCGGGCCTATCCAGGGCCCGCAGGCCACTGCTCCGGTCAAGCTCCCGCAGATCACGCCGCTCTCGGCGGTTGGCGACTTCGGCTTCCCCCAGTACGCCGAGCCGAACTGGGGCGCACTGATCGCGGGCGACCCGGACTACAGCGCGGCCGAGTCCACGATGAACCGCGCCAACCTCTCCGACCGCTCCAGCCTGCGCGACGCGATCCGCCGCGCCGTGATCCAGTCCGGCTTCGCAGTCGGCCAGGACGAGGACATTGACGCAGCCACGATCGCCGCCGCGCAGGGCAACCAGTTCTCAACCAAGGCCGACATCGACAGCCAGCTCCGACGCGGCGCCGCCCAGTCGGACGCCGAGCTGGCAGCGCGCGGGATCCTCTCCTCGGGCCAGTTCGGTGAGAACCGCTCGGTGCTCCAGAAGGGCGCCGACCAGTCCACCGCCCAGGCCACGGGCGCGCTTGCTGACACGATCGCCGGGGGACGCCAGGCCTACACACGCTCGGTCTCCGACCGGCTCGGGCAGCTCCAGTCGCTCAAGGCACAGATCGCCGCCCGGCTTGCACAGAACCCCGGTATCTGGCAGCAGCAGCGACCGGGTGGAGGCATTGGCGATGTCTTCGCCCCGCTCGGCAACGCCTCGGCGCAGCAGATGTGGAACGCGATCAACTCGTCCTCGGTGCGTAACGCGCCGCAGAACCAGGCGCTAATCCGGGCAGGCTACGACGCCTTCCTGCGCAACTACGGCAGCCAGTTCGGTGGCGGCGGCGGTGCCGCTGCCCCGGTGCAGGGGGCAAGCGCTGGCGGCGCTCCGCAGATCGTCCGCTACGGGTACGAGAACGGCGTCCAGTACGGCTACGACGCGAGCGGGCGTAGGTACAGCGCCGCCCAGCTCGGGGCGAGGTTCTGATGGCACTCATCACGCTCAACCGCAGCCAGTTCCTCAAGAAGCGCCCCAAGGGCGACTACCAGAGCTACCTGCGCTACCTCGGCACGCAGCGCGCGGGGATCCCTCACGGGGCACCGCAGGGGAAGCTCGTGGATCTGCCGATGAACCCGGCGGCGGTCAACAAGGTGCTGCTCCAGAACGTGATGTCGGGGGCGCTCAACCCCAAGCAGATGCGCCAGCAGGCCGTGAAGTCCGTCAATGACGCAATCAAGGCCGCGCTCGGCGACCTGCGCGGCACCACGGCCGCAGCCCAGAAGCAGGCGAACGACCAGGCCCGCGCCTCCGAGGGTTTCGGCCGCTACCTCGCCGACGCCCGCGTGGCTGACGCAGGCCAGATCCAGCAGCTCTACGGCGACGCCGCCGCCCAGCAGGCGCAGTTCGCCCAGGGACTGACCGGGGCCGTGGGCTCCGCTGCCCAGGCCTCCGACGCAGCCAACCAGGCGGACATCGCTGCCGCCGCTGGCGGCGGGGCGGTTGCTGGCTACCACGCTCCCGACCCCGGCCAGATGGCGAACATCGCCAACTACGTCGGCGGCTACCTGCCCTCGGCGAACCTGGCCGAGAACGCGGCCTACGCCGCAGCCGACACACGCGC